CGAGCGACTTAGTCGACACAAGGGCCAACCACCGTGCCTGTCTGCGCTTCTGAGTGGGGATGCGTTTCAGTAGTGAGGCTGGGCAGACCAATCACTACCTACTGTTACTGGTGTGACCTGCTATCTATTGGAGGCTTGAGGTGCATCTTCCTGGCTTTGAGAGTTACAGCAAGATCACGTACGAGATTCTTCTCACGCTTAGAGACCAAAGGGTTTCCCAGGCCGCAGTCGTAACTAATGGGCAATGCATTGACTATCCTGTCGTGCATAGCTCGCGCATACTCATCTATCTCTTCACCAGCAAAACCCAACACACTGAAATCAATGGTCAGATCGCCTAGTTTATCTAGGTCCTCCTTTCTCCGTATACTACATTGGGAGAGAAGAGCTTCGGTGAAGAATAGTTGAGGGCGCCGATACCCATCTTTTGGTATTGAGGCCGTTACCGTCTGTATGTGCTGAAAGTGCTCTTCCGAAAGATAGAGATTCACGTTACGTGATTTGAGTAGTTCTCTCACCTCTTCGAACGATTGCACTCCCGACTTCCATAGATAGTAGGCTACGCAAAAGAGCGGTTGAGTACCCTTGATATTCATGTACGTGAGAAGGTTATCGATGTCAACATAGTCCATGCACTTCGCGAAGCTGAATGTTACCTCTTCAGAACTTAGCTTACCGTCCAGGCCGGCAAACACCGCGCCTGTAGGTAGTGGCTCTATCCTGTGACCACATATGATGTAGTTTCTGGCGAACTCAATCGTATGCGGCGCAGCTCTGGAGACCAGAGTCTTTGACATATTCACCGAAACACCTATCTTGCCCATGAATTCAGTGTACTTGCCGAAACTTTCCTCTGAGTTCTTCATGAGAAGATCATCGCCTACCAGTGAGTACTGGTCAGTTGGGCAGCCGCTAATCTCATCTACGATGAAATGATGCAGCAGGGCCATGGATGACCAACTACTGAATAGACCCATACCCTGCCCCACTTCATATCTGAGAGTGGCGTGCGTCTTCGCTAGCAGCGAATCTTTGGTAGAGTATGTTCTGTCGACGGTGGCCAACCAACACCGGGCTATCTTCGGTCCATCCAAACCAAGCATGGTGAAACATCGATCGATTAACCTAGCTTGAAGGACACGAGGTAGCCTGTCAGTAGCCGCTGATAGGTCGATTGAAAAGTAAGATTGTGCATCAGGCGTATAAATGTCTAGGCCCTTTTTATGATCAAAAGTCCTATCTGCGGGTATCCGATTGAGTAGCCGAAATTGTGTCTTGTGAATGGCCGATAAGGCCGTTTGCGTTACCCAGTCCGCTACCACGATCGTTCGAGCCTTACCACCTGGAGCAGTGAATGTCACTATTCGAGAGTGGTTCTTGGTTTTGCGGTACTCAGGATCGTATGCGTTCACGGCCAGAATGTTAACTATGTCTCGTAGCTGCGAGCCGTTCTTGAAGCATTGTGCAAGATCAAGTACGTTCCTGAGAAGGCCCCTGTCTTCGACAAGAGCCGCTACGTCAGCTAGATAGTTGAGGCTTGAATGACCAGAGTTAGGCGATGAAGCATTCCCAGAGTAGATAAAAAGACTATCAAAGTCTCTGAGAGCTTTTTTGTCGACATATTTACTTAGGAAGCGATCTATGCGTGCGTCGGTGAAGTATTCCTTTAGTACGGCATCTAAAGGTTGCGTCCCAGTGTACTTTTGGGTAATGGTGTCCGAGCTGGCCACGGCCTTGACCTTGAAATGTCTATATAAGCATATTACGGTGTGAACAACCGAGAGCGTAGCTCTCGCTGTCACATCGTCCACCTTGGGGATGCTTAATAACAGTGTTGTAAGGCTATCCGAGGCGTGCGATAGAGTTTCAAGATAAGGACCGAGCCTTAGCCCGAGCCATTGTTCCTTGGTAACGGGTTTGTTGTGATATAGTTGCTGTTCTAACAGTTTGAATGCTTTAATCACGTCCATAGGCACCGCACTCGGCATTTTGCGTCTGCTATTTGTAGCCAATCCGCTCATTTCGAGAACGGTGTTTAAATCGCTGGTATTAGGCAACGGCTTAGCCGCGCCCTTGGTCCTTACCTTAGGTTTGGACTGAGTGAATCTACCATGTAACATGTAGTAAACCACAGGATCGAGGAAATCAATGAAAGCACGTAACTGGCTGCCGATCTCCGACGTAATCGGTTTTAGCAGTTTGCCGTCGCGAATCAGAGTAAAGTACTCGTAATGTAAGTTGATACTTTTTTTCATGTGTGATCATAAGCCCGATTTGACGCAATCGCACCGCACAGAGGGTTAGACAACGAGACAGCCTGTTGGCAAGGCTCCCGAAGGTGGCTAAATGCCATCGAAGGGTTCGGATCGGTTGCGTGAGCACGACAATAGACTCGCTAGAGCCGTACAACACTGCTATTAGGCCTGGCCTCTTGCCCTCCTGTTCACGCCCCGGAATTGCGGTTTTCTACGGACCTACGCCGAAGGCGTATCATGAGCATCTGTAGCCCGCCCCCCTATTATTAAGCGCAGTTGCAGCCATAGTAGTTGGGACAGGAACAAACCTATCCCGTAAAAACCGTACCCTGCGAAGGGCGTGAGAAGCCGCCGATCCGAGTCGGTACCCATGGTCTCCGGGCTTAATGCCTACTCTGTACCGGGGAAACCGGTAGGTTATGGCTTCCCGTGTTTAACGATCAGTGTGCCTTCTGATCGGCCCGTTATCCAAACGGGTCGGGAACTCCCTGGAGACGAGGGGTAGCAGCGGTAACCTGGAAAAGTGGTCGGTCTCATTTAGAAACCTTCCCACCTGTCAGTAAGCGAGCGACTTAGTCGACACAAGGGCCAACCACCGTGCCTGTCTGCGCTTCTGAGTGGGGATGCGTTTCAGTAGTGAGGCTGGGCAGACCAATCACTACCTACTGTTACTGGTGTGACCTG